GTTTTTTATTTATTATTATTTTTTAATCAGACGATTTATGACATCATATTTTGACATCTTTATAATAAAAAAAATAAAAGTCATTATTTATTATTAGTAGTAAAATTTTTATAAAAATTATAGGCTTTTTCAATCTCTTTCCTATCTTGTTCATCAAATAACTGATTTATAGATAAAGTTTTATATACTTCTAATTCTTTTAATATAGATGTATCTATTATAACCTTAAATCCTTTAAAGCCTTTTTTCTTATTCAATTTTCTTCTTATCATGGATAATCTCCTTTCAATATTGAAAGAGGTTATCCTCTATGGTACAATATCACAGAGGGTAACCTCTGTTTTGAGAAGGCAGTCTGTAACACTTTGGTCGGTAGTGCAGGCTGTCTTTTTTATTTACATTTTATTATTTTTTATAAATTCTTCAGCTAGTTTTGGATTTTTCCTTACTATTTTCATAAACTCTTTTATAAGAATATACTCCTCATCATAAGCTCTTATATTTCTTCCTGGTCGTGCTGTACTAACTTCTTTTGTTGTTCCCACTGGTCTTCCAGCACCTTCACGCTTTCCACCTCTACCCATATTTACCTCCTAAATCTAATAAACCAATATGAAATAATTACTCCCATGCTTACACCATTAAGCCAATTAATAAAATCTAAGTCTTTAAACTTCAAAATAAAATTAATTAAAACTATTATGGTAAATAATATCATTGTTTTCATACTTATTACATGATAGAATAATCGTAGTGGAGCGGATAACCGCTCCTTCTACGGCTCTGCTTTATCGTTTACGCTTGCGAGGCTTTCTACGATTTTGCGGGGCTTTTTTATTTGCTTTTCTTTTTAACCACCTACCTATCTTTATTAATGTTTCACCAATAACTATAAGATAAGTAGATACTTCAAGAAAATCTTTTACATCATTATCTATCATGTAAACACCTCCTTTCTATATTTTTATTATACTATATTTTGATTATTTTGTAAAGCTAATTTATCAATAAAAAAATAAAAAAAGCCCCTATTACCTAGATTTTTTCTAAGCAATAGGGGCTTTTAGCAATAAAAGAAAATGTTATTTAATTATACCTCTTTTATTAAATTTTATCTATAATTTTATTTACTTCTGCAATACCTTTACCATCTAGCTTATCTATTATCCCAAGATAAGCCACATTTCTAGCTACTACAGATGTGCTAGTAGTTGTAATTATTTGTTTTTGTAATTTGTCCTTAAGCTTTCGCTTTTCATCATCTAATTTAGATTTAATAAAAATCTTTGCAAATTCTTTTAATATGTTCATACATTCTCCTTTAAAATAATTTTTCTGCGTCAGTAATTCCACGAGAAATGGCATTAGCAAATTCTTTTAATCTATACATAAGTTTATAAGCGTCTTCTTCATTAGAGATAAACGCTGTTTCTACAAGTACAGCAGGCATACTTGTTTCCCTTAATACACATAAATCAGGTCTTGCTTTTACTCCTCTATCTATCATATTAAGAGAATTAACAATCTGAGCCTGAATACATTTTGCTAAGATATTGGATTTCCCACCATCTAATGCATAGACTAATGTTTCTGTTCCTTTTGCAGAACTATTTGCAGCACTATTACAATGAATAGATACAAAAATATCTGCACCACTATTATTTGCAGTAGCACATACATTAGGTTTACCTTTTGTTTCTCCATTTAGATTATCTGATTGCAATAGTTGACATGGATAACCGATAACTTCCATTGTCTTTTTTACTTTTTCTCCAATAGCTAAAGCAATATCTACCTCTCTAATTCCATTCGCACATGCACCAGGATCTAAATCCATATCATGTCCAGGATTGATAAAAATTCGTAACAATTAAATACACTCCTTTTATTAAACTAGTCGAATTCGACCAGTTTGTTTAATTTAACTAAAAATAAATTAAATTTTAACTTAAATCTGCCAATAATCTACCGATTATCTACAAATAAAATCCTTTAACCGTGCGGTTCATAGGTTTTTACCTTCTAATAACCTTCTAATTATCTACCGATTAGCAACCGATTATTTACCAATTAACTATAAGATAACGTTAATCTATATTACATAAATTAACCGCGTCGAAATCGACACTATTAACCCATCAAATTCGAGGTGTTTTACAAAATAGCTATTTTTGCAATATATTATGCATACACATTACAAAAAGTGCCTATTTTGTAATATCTTTATTTGTAGAATTATTAACTCGTACTAGACCACCTAAATATCCAAGAAGTCCAGCACTTATTGTTGTAGACAATTCATTATTCATATAAAAAATAGCCGTTATTAAAGCTATTACAAGCCCGATAACGACTACTAAATTTACTATATCCAGTTTTTCATATTGCATTTTATCCCTCCTCTTTTCTTTGAGGTAGTTGAATTGTTTTATTATACAATCCAGTTATAGCTCCATTCCCTCCTAATGCTTTATAAGTATTATACATATCTGTTAAGTTTTCTAATGCCCAAATTGGTAAGAAGCCTTCTTTTTCTGCGTTGTGACAAATATTTATTATTTCCACTCGCAGAAGTCCTCTTATTGCTCCATCTATATTTTGTGCTTTTTTATCTTTTTCTTCCTGCTCTTTTTTATATTCCTTATATAAGTTATATGCAAATTTTACAATACCAGCTTGTACAACCAATATTATTAAATTAACCCAATCACTTTCTAAAAAATTATTCATGTGCTACCTCCTTTGATAAACTCCTATAGAGGAGTTGATTTATTTTGAATAATAAAAGATTAAAATTACCTAATGGGTTTGGTAGTATTACCAAGAAAAGTGGTCGACGTAGACGTCCCTATGAAATAAGAAAATTCATTGATGGACGTCAAAAAGTTATAGGTTATGAAACAACCTATGAAAGTGCGTTAGCTTTTTTATGTGAATATAATAAAAATCCCTTAATTTTTTCTCCATCTGAAATTACTTTTGATGAACTATTCTGCTTGGTAAAAGCTTATTTATATCCACGTATTAAAGAACGTACACAATCTAGCTATAATTGTGCTTATAAACATCTAAATCGTTTATATGATAAACAGTTTGCTAAAATTCGTATTGGTGATTTACAATCTGCAATACGTGATATACATGATAATGGTGCTGGATATAGTACACAAAAGAAAGCTAGACAAGTTCTACATCACATGTATAGCTATGCCGTAAAATACGAAATAATTCCACCAGAAAAAGATATTAGTCGATATGTTGATATAGACAAAGATAAAAAAGTTTATAAAAAAACAATCTTTAATACTAGACAAATTTATAAACTTTTTAGAGCCTCCAATAACAGATATGCCAAAATGATATTAATGCATATGATGTTAGGAACTCGTCCCAGTGAATTTCTAGCCATAGAAAAAACTGATGTAAAACTTAGACAACGTTATTTAATAATTCGAGAAAGCAAAACAGAGGCTGGTAGAAATAGAATTATTCCATTGCATAAACAAACGTTACCTTTTTGGATAGAATTCTTAGCAGAAAATAATAAATTTATAGCTTGTGATGAACATGGCATACATTTGAATTACAGCAGATTTAGAACAAAATTTGATAAAACACTAATTGAATTAAATATTAAATATCACACACCTCATGAGTGTCGACATACTTTAGCTAGTTTATTGAATAATGTCGGTGCTAATATAACAGCAAGCAAACGTATTTTAGGTCATGCCAGCAATGACATAACCGAAAAACACTATACACATAAGGACCTACATCAGTTAAAAAAAGCTATGGATTTAATAGTTTTTAAATATTAAATTTTGACACTAATACGGCGTTAATATTAATCTATATAAATTACTATATTCCTTTATTTTCTAAGGTGGAACACGGCACAAATACGGTAATATAATTTTTTGCATAATAAAAGCACCTCTTAACCCTTGTTATTATTAGGATTATCGGTGCTTTTTGCTTTTTCTGCTAATTCTTTTTTCTCTGTTTCAATAATCAATTTGCGTTTATAATCTGGACATTTTAAATTAGTGCAAAAGCCTTCTGTATCAAGTTTTCTTCCGCAAAATGTGCAAAATTTAAGCATTTGTCAATTCCTCCAGTTTTGTTGCATATTCATCTAATGTATTTTGTCTTTCCTGTTGCAATTCAGCAACATATTCAGTGTCATTATTATTTTTTGCAATTTGAATTGCCTCATCAATCGCCTTAATATTATTTTCATATTCTGCCTTAAGTGCGTTTACTCGTTCCTCTAATGTAATTACCCTAGCAGGTGCAGAAATAGGTTTTCCAGTAATACTATCCCTTATATATCCTGTATCATTATCACCATCGCCACAATTACCAGTATAGTAATTCCAATCTTCATCAGATACTTCAATATATCCTTCATTTTTCAATTTTTCTACACCTCCCCAATCATCAGCTAAAATCAAAGGAACAGCAGATATTTTTTTACCTTCTTCATCAAATTTTATTAAATACATAAAATCAACCTTTCTTCTATAAATCTTCATTTTTTACATCAGATATATTTATAAACTCATTTTTTTCAACTCCTTTAAACAATGGGGATTGTCATCTAGTAGTTCTTCTGGAGATAGTAACATTTCTATTAACCTTCCTATATCTTTTAGTGATATATATTGTGTGATATCTAATTTATATTCTACAAATGGTTCCTATAATAATGCTGGAGGCGGAGCAGACAATATAATAAAAATTACAACAAATAGTTTTATTTTTCATCATGGTTCAGATGTTGCTAATTGTAAAATATATTGGATTGCAATAGGAATTTAACTACCTATAGCTATATAACATACAGGGATTCCATATAAATAATTAAATGAATTAAGTTGTTTTGCACTCATATGGTGTCCAGAATTTGCACTATCATTATTATCTATGCCTGATGCTAATATAACTGAAAAAGAAGTATAACTTATAGGCAATGTTATTTGTCGTCTTGTTGCAGTCCTATTATCATATCCCCATTGTAGAATTAGACCATTACTAAATTTAACCCAACCATTTTGTGTTAAGCTACCACCAACAATACCACCAAGTGTACCATCATTTTTAAATTGATTAATGAGGTTTCGGACAAAGGCGGTAGTGGCGATTTTTGTGCTATTATCAGAAGTGCCTTGCGTTGGTGCTGTCGGGCTTCCCGTTAATGCAGGGCTTGCTTTTGGTGCTAATGTAGACAGGTCTATACTGCACTGAGACAATGTGCCACCGTTCATGTAAATCGGTCTGTTCGCACTGCCGACAGTGCTTCCGCTCGCTGCCGGTGAACCTGCATTTAAATAAATAGGTTTTACACCACTACCCACTGTTGCAGTACCTAATTTACTTGCAGTATCCGCATTGCCTTTAAAACCACCACTAGCAGTAACACTACCTTTAGTTTTTATATTACCATTCCTATGATTAATAGCTACAGTAATAGGTGTACCACTAGAACATAAATCTCTAAATCCAGTGCTGTACCAACTACCAATTAGAAGATTAACTTTATTTTGACTTATAGCAGCATTTTCATCCACGTCTCCACCACCATATTTTATATGCGCAGATGTTCCACCAGTCAAAACTAAATTATTCGCAGTTGTAGCATTAGCAACGTTATTAACTGTTACTGTACTTGTAGAACCGTTACCTTTGGTTACTGTAAGCGTGGCATTGCTTCCCGTAACTCCTTTTATATAAGTTGTATCTATCTGTTGTCCACGACTGTCCTGCGTTGCTTTAGTGGCACTTGTCGCACTGGAAGCAGAAGAAACTACTTTCCACGTTCCATCTCCCGCTAAAAAGTGGCTTGCATTACCATCTCGTTTTGGTGCAAGCCCGTTTGCTGTGGTGGATACAACCGCGGTGCTTGCTTTGCCATTCCATGTAGTTTTTTCTGTATCTGTTACAAATCTGTGTGTCGCGTCTTGAGTAATCATGGTGGCAGGGTGATTTGCTGGGTGTACATAGTTGTTTGCACCTGTTGCAATACCATCTAATTTTTTCTTTAGCTCTGGAGTCATATACCCTTTTAAACTGTCCGTAACTACACGCCAGTCTTGTGCATTTACTACGTTTTGCAATGTATCAAGCCATTGCTTTAATAATTTATCATTAGATAAAATTACACTAAAAATCAAATTCATTGTAGAATAAAGCACTGGGTCCTTTGAAATAAGTTGCGGAATTTCTAAAAAGAAATCATTACTACTAGATATTGATTCATCTGGTCTTTTAAATCCATTTATCTCACTTGGCATTAATAACCCAAATTCTTTTTTTAATTCTTCACTATTCATCTAATCACCTCAAAACTCTACAGTCCATTTAAATATTGCTCCACTTTCAGCATCTACACCTTTACTTGTTAAGAGTCGCATTTTAGCAGCAGTTTGTTCTTCTTCATCTATCAAAGCTACTTCATTTATTGCACCAGTATACTCACCAGCTTCAATTTCTGCTTCAAAACAAACAGAAGTTTCAACAGGATAAGTAACTTCTTTAATATTTTTAGTTAAAACAACATTATTAAGTGAACCATTGTCTGTTGGTGGTGCAGGATTTCCTTGCTCGTCTGTTTCCCCTGCTATACCAAAAGCCATTTTTACAATTTTACTTATTCTCCCTGTTGTTCCTATAGCTTGTGCAAATGCCGCTCTGTAATCAGTCGTAGTTTTCTTATTGGACTGCAAGAAGGTATCTGTATTAAAATCTGCCAGCGGTGCCGGTTCACCGTTTATTGCCAATGTTTGTTTCGGATTAATATTTTGTGTATCGCTCATAATTTTTCAAACGTTCCTTTCTTCATGTTTCCATTTTTATCTATACTGTAGCAGGTACATAAATTTTCCATCTGTGTATTTTGCAAGGTGTAATCGCCGCTCCATGCGTGGCTGCCGTCCCAACAAAAAGAGCCGTCCCATAGGTTTTTTGCGTTCCCTGTGGTTCGGCTCTGCATAGCATTAATTTTACCTGTATTTAATGCCCTGTGTTCAATGTTTTGTTTTAAGTCTATATCTACATAATAAATACTGCCTGCTTTATGGCTTGTTAAAAGTCTGTGCTTAGATGTTATTTTATACGTTATATCTGCGCTTTGTCCTGTCTTAAAGGTCTGTGTAGAATTAACTTTAGTTAAAATGTCTATAACATGGGACTGCCTTTCTTTGTATTTTGCATTCGGTTTTAAGCCACTCCAGTCGATACTGCCGTCCCAGCACCAGACACCGTCCCAATAAGTTTTTTCTGCCGTGCCCAAATTCCAGAAATTATGGTTGGCGTTTACATATTGGGTAATGTTTGCTTTATGGCTTGTTAAAATCTGGCTTATAATCCTGATTACTACAGCAAATCCCAAATGCGCCGGTTTGTATGTATTAACGGCTTCCAGTAATTCTTTCCATTTTATTTCATCATCACCGCTGATACATAATTCAAACCAGTATTCAGGATTATGCTGGATTATATAGCCGGATTTATCTTCACAAAACATATTTATTAGGTTATTCATAAATGTTTCAGATACGGTATTTAATCCTTGCAGTTTCAGTAGTATCTGTATTCGTCTATCTTCTATGCTTGCATTTTCTTTTACGGATAAATCAAGTACACGTTCCCAGTCGGATAGTCCCCATGTTGCTGTTTCAACAAAAAGCTGATTTTTTACATCTAAAATATCAAGCCTCAGTTTTTCATGTTCATCATCGCTTATCAGTGCTGTATTTTTTAAATCGTTATCGGTTGGCAAGAATTTTGGCAGATGCTTTAATGTTTTTACAGGTGTACGTCTAAGTAGATATAACATTAAAATCCACCTCATTTTCTAAAATCGGCAGCTGTTCTTCGGTGAGAGGTATATTTTTTGCCTCACCGTTTAAGGTCAAGCTGTCATAGTCAATGACGCCACTACATTCAAGAAGCGTTTTTCCGATATGAGCAATGGATACATAGCCACGGTTAAAGCCAATTTCTTTAAAATACGTATCAACCTTTTCTTTGAACTCATCTTCGTTTACACTTCCATAAATATTAGCGGCCACTTTTATATTTACGGGAGTAGCGGATACTACAGTCAAATCCGCTCCTATCGGTTTTTCTTCTTCAAGATATTCGCGGACCTTGTTCAATAGCGTTTCATCGGCGACGTTTAAATTGGCGTCGATTATTACTACTTTCACCGTACCGTTACCTTTCCAAAGAGGAATACAGCGTGCGCCGCCTACACCTTCAATTTCACGTGCCCATAATTCGTAGTTATTTTTATTACCGCTTGTTGCTGGATTTCTGACTTTAAACAGATATCTGTCGAGTAGTTCAGCGTCTGTTTCCTCATCATAACCACCTGTTGTCGGTGCGTCATTTATTACGTTATTTATGCCGGGAATGGATACGGAAATAACTTTTATTGTCTCGGCGTCCACGTTGCCGATGTTTCCAGCTGTAATGGCTTCGATTTGTATCTGCCCTGTATCTTTTATATCCGTATTTTCTGTAGCAGTAAATTGGATGCCGCTTTCCGTTGCAAAAGTAGCCCCTGCGTAAATCGTGCCGGTGCCCTTTACAGTCAAAACACCTATAGCTTTGGTGGCTTCTTTACGGATAACGCCGTACTGTTTGGCTATCATGGTCAGATATTCGCCGTGTGATGTATCTGCAAAGGCGACTTTGTTTAGTTCTTCGAGTTCAACTTCAACCTTGGCAAATTCAATCGAGTTGCTGGCTAGTGCATCGTACTGAAACGTACCTTCAAACAGTCCTGTCTTTGCTTTGGAACTATTAATCATTTCCTGTAATATGTCTTTTTGTTCTCTTGCCTTATACATTAATCACCAGCTCCCCGTAGATTGTAGTTAAATCAATTTCACAGTTTAATTCTGTTTTTTCCCGATTTATCGTTATGGAATTTATAGATTTTATATACGGATTTACCATTAAGCATTCGATTATGGCACGCTTAAATTCAGAAATCCGCTCGCCAACGGTCATGACTTTGCCAATGAATTTTTTAAGCTCAATTCCGTACTGCCAGCTATACGCCGTATATCTGAAACGCTCTGTTTTAAGTGCTTTGTAAATCCATACTTTTACAGCTTCATTACCCTCGACAAGCACATGATTTCCGGCATTATCATAAATGAATTTATCTGTATCGAAATCCCATGCGTATTCTTTGTATAGCGGCAAATCTTCTTCTGTAGTAATTGTATTTGTACCGGTAAACGGGAATTCATCACTCAAGTTTTACCACCTCTTCGTTTATGATATAAAGTTGCCCTTCTGCGCCTTCGAACGGCAGGATACTAACCCAATCCCCGACTTTCAGAGTATCGGTATAAATAAAACTTTCAGTGTAATCATTATCGATATCGTGATTGTGGCTTTCATATGCACTGTCTCCGCTGCCGCCCGATTTATTTTGCGTTGCCGAAACTAAATGGCCTCGTGCCGCTCTTTCGTATCCAACAAGAAGGCGTTTTGAAATATAAGCGTTTTCCTTTGTAAGCTCTATGTTATTTGCTTTTATAATAAAATTCGGCGGTGGCTGAACTACAATTCCGATAAAAGCACTGCGTGGAACGTGAGACTGTGCAACGCCGTGCATAATATTTACAATTTCCTCAACACTTGCTTCTGCACTGGGGATTTGTTTCATTTACATCACCTACTTTTTCGTTTCTTCTTGCGGAGCTTTTTCCTCATTCATCATGTTTTCAAATTCAAGCTCGATTTTCATCATGTGATTACCGTTTTGAAATGTATGCACGTCAGATTTAACCCAGAATTTACCGGCGTTTAGACTGTCTCTTATCTCTATAGAATAAGAAGATTTCACTCGATAGTCTCCGATGAGCGTAAGAGAACCGCTTCTGTCAGGTCCTTTTAGCATTGCTTCGACCTCTTTGTTGGTATCTTTGTTCGGGTCAGTTTTATAAACGTCCTGTATCATAGAGTATTTGTTAATCCATTCATCATTACGCTTATACCCAGTCATATTGCCCTGCTGGTCGGTAATCATTATCTGATTTATCATGTTTTCAATGCTTTCCTTATAGGTGCTCTCTGTCATATTGCTACGGCTGTCGGCAACATAATTTTCGATTAACGTACCTTTTAGGATGATATCTAGTTGGTCGTTGTTCATAATCGGGTGATATTTTTCACCCGTCTTTTTGCTTGCCTCGGTGTAAGCCATCATAATTATCTGATAGCCTGTCTTACGGTCTGCGATGAAACTCACCGGAACACCCGTTTTTATCAGATTGCCGACTTTGACACCTAGTTCTCGGCATATCGCTGTCGTTATATCTTCAGCTGTGATATTTACGAATTTTTTTGTCGTTTTGGATTTGCTCAGAATAAACAAATTATCAAAAGCTGTAATCCGTACATTGGAATTCTGCCGATTTTTCTCCACATCAAAAACATTGCCGCGAAAGATTATATTGTTCTCTTCGTCATAGCCGAATACGGTTTCACCATTATTTATGACAAGCACTGGAACATTCGGGTCGCGGTCGTCCTGTACGTAGTCAAATACAAGTTTTCTGGCCACCTGCATACGGCTGCCACTCCATGTTATTTTTTTTACTAAAGTGGATATATCTTTGCCTTTATGAAATATCTTCATTTCAAGTTCTTCCTTAAATTTAGCTTTGTTACATTATTTATGGCCAGATTTTTTAAATCGTTTGATTGCACAATATTTCTCCAATGACTGTAATCACCATAGACTTTTTTTGAAGCATCTAAAATATCATCAGCTTTATCTACCCAACTTTCTGGATTTTCAGGCTCATCAGTTCGTTTTTTCAAGCCTGTGGTTTCGTCTATTTGTTTTTCATTATTAGCACTTGGTGTATTAAGCTCTTTATATTCAATAAAAGATAATTTGTAATAAATATCTCTAGAACCATCTTGCTCACGATAAGTAAATTCTTTTAATCCCATCATCAAGTTTACAGGGCTGTCGGTTATTATTACCCTTATCGGCTTTTTAGCTTCTTTCCATTTTGTGAGTAGTTCCACGCATTCAATTGGTGTTTTTACATCTCCCACGATAAACGGATAATTATGCTTCGGATGCGGGAAAAAGCCGGAAAAACTAAGCCGTTTAAGTTTTGCATTGCCAAATAGCATAGCTTCACCGAAATCAAGGATATCTATTGTTTCATTATTTTGTGCTGTTTTTATTTCGTAACTGCGGGGAGTAACAGGAATAGTGAATTTCTCATTGTCTGAACTTAATATTATTTGCCGTTTGGCAGCAGTTTCATTCCCTAATGCCAAAGATAATAAATTTACTACGCTGTAGGCTTTATTCATAAAACTGTCAAGGCTCATTAATATGCACCTCCAAAGTTTGCATTAACTTGCCGCATAAGAGACATCAGTCTATAAGCGATTTCATCGATATCCTGCTCATTACGAACAATAAAAGTATTGCCGGTAATTGTTACATTGCCGCCGCTAACATTAGATGTATTTTCGGCAAATTCATGCTGAATAATACGTTCCGTTGTCTGTGCCGGATATATGCGACTGCCGGTCGGAAGGTCAACAATTTCGCCGCCGCGTTCATTTATCTCGGTAAGACCGCCTGTCCAGTTCATTGTACCTGTAGCATTATGACCGATACCGCCATCAACAAAACTGAGTACGCTTTGAACAGGAGACGGTGCAGAATTTTTAAGTTCAATATATTTTTGTCTAATCGGTCCAAAAACATTTGCTTCAAACCAGTTGACTACACCTGCCCATGCACTTTGTATAGTGGCAATTGCACTGTTTATACCGGCGGTAATTCCTGCGCCTGCACTTTGTGCCAAACTTTCCAGCGGATTATATATATTGCCGGTGAACCAGCTTACAGCCTCGCTCCACTTACTTTGAATATTTTCCCAGGCACTTGCGGAAGACTGCCAAATGCTGTTCCACATTTCTGTATTTGCCTGTGCCTGTATTTGTGCATTTTGTACCTGCATCTGTCCTGCCGTATTAGCTGTATCGGTAATACCGTTCCAAATTTCCGTTGCAAAGTCTTTAAGCCCTGAAAACGCCTGTTTTTGTCCTTCAACCTGTATTTGATTACTTTCAAATTGCATTTGTCCGGCAACGTTAACATTGTCAGTGATTTCACCCCAAATACCGGAAACAAAATCTCGAAAACCAGAATATATTTGTTGCTGGCTGTTCATTTGCGCCTGAGCGGATTGCAGTTGAGCCTGTCCGCTTTGTTCTGCAATATTATTAAATGAAGTACTTACTCCGTCATACTGCATTTGCGATATATTCATATTTGTTGCAGCTGACATATCTTGAGCTTGTCCCCATGAACTGTCATTGATACGTTTTATAATATTGTAATCTGCAGAAAAATCGAAAAGTCTTGAAATACTGTCGGCAAATTGACTGCCTAAAATACCGCCGCCAATACTGCCGCCAATACCACCGATAATTGCACCGACCCCCGTACCGATACCAGGAAAAACAGAACCTATAGCCGCACCCGCAGCGCCGCCGATTTTGGCACCTGCCCAGCCACCGGCAATTCCGCCGCCAGCACGAGCAACAGCCGCTCCCTTCTCTCCTTCATCCGTACTATAGATATCATACGCGGCAAAAGGAACGGTAAGGGCAATATTGGCTTTATTTATACCACCGCCATAATTCCAGCCTGTTTTTATTGCATCTTTTGTATTGCTCCAGATAGTAGGTTTTGCAGGCGGAGTTTTTGGTTTATCCGTAGGCGGCGCACTTGGCTCGTTTGGTACTACCGGCGGCGTTTCACCCGGTTGATTTTTGCCGTTTACGTAAACATTTTGGGCATTTAGAATAACATCTTTCACAGTCTGTCCCGGAAGATTTGTCGGCAGATTATTAGGTACTGAACCCGGCAAATCTTTAGGAATACCTTTGGCAATATCAATCAGATTTTTAACACTTTGTACGGATTTAGCAACTATATTATAAAATTTCTTTGCTCCAGCAATAAGTCCGATAAACAAACCTGCACCGGCGGCAACAGAGCTCATACCGTCGAACTCTATCATTTTAGAGTACGCGTCTCTGAACGGTTTTGTTACAAGGTCGAATGTTCCCCAGAATGTAAAACCGTTTTCAAATAATTTGTTAGCATCTAAAACAAGTTCAGTAATTTCTTTAACAAGACTTCTTAGCCCGCCAGTCGCCGAACCTTCCATAAGTGTATCTTGAAAATTCTCCCACGCGCCGCCGAGTTGTTCGATATCACCTTTTAAGTTATCCAACATAGTTTCAGCCTGTTCTTGGACTGTAACTTTCGTCATTTCATCGTACATATCTCTAACGGATTGACTTGTAAATTCACCAAGTACCTGAGCGGCACGAATACCGTCCGAACCGAAAGCGTCTTTATAAAGTGAATTTAATTCCTGCTCTGTAAGCCCCCGCGTACTTTCGTGCAGAATATCTGCTATTTCACCTAAAGAACGAAGCTGACCTTTTTCATTATAAAATTGATTTTTACCATCTTTTAATAAACCAAGTCTTTCAAATGCTGCTACTGCTGGTTTTGATGCCGGTTCAATTTGCTGTAACATAGATTTTAAACTTGTACCAGCATCAGAACCTTTAAGACCACGAGATGCCATTAAAGCAAGAGCTGTATTTACTTCATCAAAATCCATCCCTGCTTTTTTAGCTACAATTCCTACCGCAGAAAGTGAATATTTCATTTCATGTACCGAAGTTGCAGAAGCATTTGCTGCACCGGCTAAAATATTTGCAGCATGAGTTGCGTCCTTAACACCAAAGGTATTCATTGCCGTACTCATAATTTCTGCCGCTTCCGGCAGTGCCAAATCACCGGCCGTGGCCAAGTTTAAAGCCGCCTCACTAGCATCGCCCAATACATCTTTTAAAGAAATACCGGCTTTTATAAGCTCAGTCATTCCCTGTGCTACTTCCTTATTGCCAAATGCCGTAGCCTGCCCGAGTTCTTTTGCACGTGCTCTTACCTGTGCCATAACATCATCGCGGCTCATACCGTCTAAACCTTCTTTTGGCGTAAGTGATTTAATAGCAGATAACTGAGCATCAAAATCCATACTTGTTTTTATGGTATCGTACACACCATAACCGATACCGGCGGCACCTGCCATTTGTATACTTGTCGGCATAAGCATTCCATTTGTAAACTCACTCAATTTGTTTCCCATGGAGTTCATAGGCTGTGTATTAGCTTTTACATTTAATATTGCAGTATAAGTTTTACCTATAAAACCGGATAATTCCGATTTAACCTTTAAAATGGTGTCTGTAGCACTGTCTTTAGCGTGAATGCCTACAGAATAAGACTTGCCTGCGATACTGCTAAGTCCTGATTTTATGGAACTTAAGGGTGATGTTACCATATCCCGGACAGATACGGATACAGAGCTGTTTTTTATTCCTCCAAGTGCCGTTTTAGCTTTGTCGGCGTTTTGTGCTAATTCTTTTAAACCTTCACCGGCTCTTGCAGAAGATTTAACAATACCATCTGTAGTTTTAGAGGTAGCCTGCGCCTGACCTTGTAAATCTTTCAGTGCTTTTTTCGACTTAACTATAGTCGCTGTCATGTTGTCTTTTGCTTCCAGCCGTGCTGTAAGTCTTGCATCATCAGCCATTTAACTGCCTCCTAACTAGCTTGACACCGGCAAGCTGTGCTTCAAATTCTATTTTCTGAGCTTCAATTTCCTGCTGTTTGCGCATTGCCGTATAAGCAAAAAGTTTATCCAAATAACTCATGTTAAAAAAATATTCTAATGTATGACCTTTGAGAAGCAAAAAAGCGGCTGTTGCCGCTTCCCAGTTCTCATCTATCAGTTTTTTATTTCTTCATGTACCTTGGCTTCAAGACTTTCATATCCAGCACATTTCATAATAGCTGTTGCAATATTACCTATTTCACCGGCTTTAAACAACTTACCGATAATATCCGTCGGCTCTATGCAGTTATACGCTTTTTGTAAATCTTTATCTTTTAAATTGGGCTCAACAACATTATCTAAAATCATAAGTTCATTTACGTTATCCAATTTTAAAATATCAGCGACGAAACTTGCGTCCGGCTGTTTTACGGTAATTGTGCCTATAGATGTTTCGATATCATACAAAATTTTTTTATTGCCTTCAATTTTTTCTTTCTGTTCAATAAGTTCTTTTACACTAATAGCCATTTATATAATCTCCTCATTAAAAATAATTATGCACCAATAGTTTCAATGAAAGATGCGTCTTCTGGTGTAAATCCTGCCGTAAATTCTTTTTCCACGACTTTGCCTTTTTCAAAGCTCATCAAGAGCAGGTCATTAAACCAGACATTATCAATAGAACAGCGTTCTTTCTGTCCGTCCACGGCATCCGGATCATCAATAAGTCCCACAAAATTAGCACGCGGGTCAAGCCCCTGCTTCCATGCTTCAAGATACTTATTAATATTTCTGTTCACAACGGATTTAATTATAAAGGAAAGTTCACCGGTTAAAGATACGATTTTACTATCTTTACTGATAGAAATAAATACATCTTCACGGTCGGCGGTTACCTTTGCTTCAAACTTCTGAATTTCAAACAAAAGCTCATTGTCCCACCATACTTTTCCCCAGCTGCCGTTCCAGCGGCGACGTCCTCTGTATTTTACAGCTTCTGCTTCTCTTCCCATTTATAACTCTCCTTTACATAGTAAAATCAATCGTCAAATCTTCCATAGCGTTAACCGGCGTAATACGGCCTGTTAAATAAACATTGGTTCCCGTATTATATTCGCGAATTTGCTGTACTGTCATTTCCGCGACATCTTCACCTTTCAATATTGCATAGTTTTTCTGTTGTTCTTCGTCAATATCCACTGTATTCTGTGCCGTAGGACTGCTATCAAGCACATTGCCTTTCAATCCACTGAAATAAACAAGAATAGCAGAAATAAATAACATTTTATGATTATAATCATTTATCACTTTGCCGACATAATCCGATTTGAACGTATCACGAATATCATCCGTTATCATGTCAATACATTCGACAATCTTGATGAAACGAAAATCCTGACCGACATCAGTTGTAAATGTCGTAAGACTGTTGCAGGCACGGGCAATTTTAACGCCGTCGCCTTCACCTTCATCAATGAGTAACAGTTGTCCTTTATCAATTAAGCTGTCAATATCTTCATACGTTTCTACGCTTTCAACTTCAGTCAATTGATAATATGTTGCACTTCTATCAAGACTAAGCCCCGCCAAAATGCCGGCAATACGTGCCGTATATTCTGTTGCTGTATAAATCGTGTAAGGCTGAACCGTATCATCGCTTGCAACTACACTGTCGCCGACCATGCCTTCACCGATAATTGCGGCCGCACTTTCGCCGTCTTCCGGTTCCACATAGTCAGGATTAGGTACGCGAATATTTTCCGTGCAAAAATTTATAATTCCTTTATCATCAGCTTCTTGATGTGCAAGTACAGCTTTAAATGTTTTATATTTATTATTACGCTGCGTTTTAATCCAGCTAGCCAAATCTTCCTGTTCACTGCCGGAAGCTGTCGGTGCGCAAATATAATTCCATTTAATATTGCTAATCTGTTTAAGCACGTAAGACTGATTTACTGTCGGCTCTGCTACAGTATCATCCGGAATTGTATATACTAAAATACGTAGCGGCGTACCGAGCAGACATTTTTTAATTAAATCGACATTTTTATCCGTAAGCCCTTTTTCTGGAATATCCGTAATATCGGAAATTTTATAGGACTTCATAATATCCATTGTCTCGTTTTTCAAAATCATGGCCACAATGCCGCGGGCAGAACGGGCAATTGCTGTTGTAGATTTTGTTTTAAAAGTTATAAGTACTTTCGGCATACCGAATACTTCTTTTTCGTTAGCCATTAAAATCATCTCCTATTTCAAATTAAGTTCTAGCGTTTGCATTAAATCATACATAATAGCAGAACTTTCTTTATCGGTTAAACAGTCCGCAAAATCAAGATAAAAAACATAATGTAGTATCTCATCGACAAATCGCGTATGACTTTCAAGAATGGTAATATATCTGTCTTTGATATGAAATACAGGTTTAATTAAACCGTCTAAGGTATCAGCCGTATCATACAGAACAGACCTTTTTATTCGGCCGTACTCATCCGGAATTAGAACCAGCATTATATCAATCTGTATGGATTTATCCGTTAAAATTTCATCAACGGTTTTATGCCACGGCATCATTTCCACATAAAAATAAGGCTCACTCGATTTTTCCACATTATCGAAATGAACCTTATAATTGAATTTAGATTTTAAAAGCGTTGTAAGTCCTTTTTTTATATCAAGTAATTTAATCATTTAAATATATCATCCATAATTATTTTGGCGTCCTCCTCGAAATTATCCCGCAGTTCCTCAACGCCCTGATGAAGCATATAAGCACCTTTAACAAATTTTATTTTACCGTTTTCATCTTTTACCCATTCGCCCCTGCGGTTTTTTACGCGGTGTCCATATTCCATATGTGCGGCATATTCCGTATTATTGTAGACTTTAATACTGCCCATATAAGGACGGGTACGCTGCCAGTTATTTTTTAAATTACCGGTATCAACGGGCGTTAAATCTTTGGTATATCTAATAAGATTTTCAGCAGATTTTTTCACAAATTCATTGCGCTTTTTCGGTATTTTTTTAACGGCATTATCAAGTTTAGCGATAAAATCATCAATGCCTTCAATTTCAACGCTCATCTTGCCTCATCCTTCCGTTTTACCGTTACTTCCTGATGTGATTTATACTTAAACGATTTTACGACGTTCAATAAAATATCCTGTCCGTTATGTGATATTTTCAAAATATCATTAGGCAGAATATCGTATTGCGGCGGCAGAAACAGTTTTAAATCAGTAGTAACACCAACCTGCCTGTCCGTATTCTGTACGGTAAACGGTTTGCCGCTCTGATATAATTTGCAAGGAATATCTCTGTAAGTTTCCTGCACTGCATAATCGTCCGCCCCTTCTTCGTCAATAGTGTTAATCTGGCGACAGACGGTAACTTTGTCATGATACATATATTTATTTAGCAGACTGTTTAATTGTGATGGTGTCGGCATGAACCAAACCCCGCAATCTTTCGATATAAATTCAATTTCGGCTTGATACTGTCAAAATCCAGGTCATTTAAAACACCGGAAGAAATCGCCGCCACATTAAATTCAAATTTGGTATCACCGGCTTCAATGCTTTTAAGCTGCGCCGCCCCTTCCGCTGCTGTTTGCTCGTCGCCGATACGCTTATTTATCAAATCCATACAGGTAAAAGTCAAGGCTCGCGGGAAATCATGTCTATGGCAGTAGTCAAGCACGTCATTTACAAGTTTTTCAACATAAATACCGAGTACAGCCTCGTCGATTTCCATATCACCGCGGATTGTTTTTACTTTGGCTATAATATCCGCCACTGCTTCAACAGGTGTCATAATATCCCTTCTTTCTTAATTTAAGCATAAGAAAAGCACTTACATTTCTGCAAGTGCTTAAAATTTTGATATAATATTTATGGAAGGAGGTGAACTTTATGGGTAAAAATCAATGGGTAGTCCACCACGATAACAAGTGGGCTGTTAAAGGTGAAGGCAACTCACGTGTTACTAAAACTTTTAACACACAAAAAGAAGCCGCTAATCATGCACGTGAAATTGCTAAAAATCAAAAAAGCGAAGTTATAATTCAAAACAGGCACGGCAGAATTCGCTCTAAAGACAGCTATGGCAATGACCCATGTCCACCAAAAGATAGCGAACACTAATTTTTATAATTAGGTTTTAGTCTCGCCCTGTATCCTTTTGCTAATTGTATTTCATTATAATCAATTATAGCAATCGGTACAGGGTTTTCTTCATCTGTTTCAATTATTAAGCGAGTTATATCTTTTAATATTCCATTACCGACAAATTTTTTCTTCATATCTTTTACCTCTTAAAATATCATTTTTTCCCATATTTCTTTCGGTATTTGTTCTAGCGGCTTATTATTTTTTATTGCATCCTCAAGCATTTTTGTATCTTCTTTGAAATTATTAATATCTAATATCATCGGGTCATGAAATATGATACGTTCAAGAGAATTTTCACCGAATTTTTTCAAATATTCATTGCATATTTCATTAAACCGTACCATTGCTTTTTCTGTTTCTTTATCGATAATTTCACTCTTCATTGTAAATCCACCCTATGCTTTTAATATTAATCCTACGATTAAATGCAAAAATTCTATATCATCTTCTATTGTAGCATAAATTTTTTTGTAATTGTTATCGATAAACTCAATTTTTTTTATTATTTCCGTTGGTTCAAATATTGCTTGTAATCCCATACTCAATACTTCAGAGGCATCAGTATATTCCTTACCGATATACGGGCTTATAAAATTATCAGGTTTTGTTGTTTCTTTATTATCATAGTCTACGTTAGGAAATAATTTTTTTAGTTTTATTGGTTTTTCATCTTTAGTACGAGCTTTTAAAAATTCTTTAGATATTCTAAGTGCATCTTTATTAAAATATTCAACATAATGTCCTATTTCATGATAAGGCGTTGTTTTAATCATACCTGTCATATGAATTGATACGTAGCCGGTTTTATAGTCGGGAAATTTTGTAGCATAGTATTTTCCGTTAGCCATAACGGCACCATTGCTAAAAAATCCCCTATTAGTTATTAAAGTATATAACTTTTTCCCGCTATCAGTTAAATAATTTACCCAGTCTTTTGGATAATAGGAAAATGCTTCACTAAGTTGTTGTTTAGTAATTTTGTTACTTCCTTTTGCCCATTGTTCCGGTGAAAGTTCGCCGCCCATTTCACGGAAATTGCTGAATACTTCTTTTAAGGCTTTTTTATCGCCGATTTTATTTTTAATATCAAACTGTTCGCATACGTTTCGTCCGATATTGATAATATCATCTTTTGTACAACTTTTTATATTCGTATTTTTGATTAATTCTTTAAGTGTCGGTTTATTAGCGTTAACTGTCAGCTTTTTGTGTGCTTTTTCCCACTGACTGAATGACATGGATTTTTCAATATAGACTTTGTAGTAATCATCATAATTCATAGCGGCAGGGATGATAATTCGCTTGCCGTCTTTATTTTTCGCCGTTCGTTTGCCGCGACCTGTATCATAATCGGTTAGGTTGCCCGCAATCGTTGAACGGCAATGCGGATGTAGCGGCGGCATATTAGTGCCGGGCGTTGCACTGTCCACCGGATAAACTTTGCGGTCATGTGCTCTGCATACTGTTGATGTTTTTTTGTCGAGTGTGGCCAGAAATATATAGTATTTCATGTCAGCGTCTTTTATACTGTCCAGTGCCGCCTGATTTTGTACGTAATTCATTTCAGTGCGTACAAGGCGGGTAGCTTCATATTTGCCGACATTCATTCTTTGCTGTACGAGCTTTGCCATTTTATTAATAGATACACCGCGATGAAAGCCGTCCGTAATTTCATTTTTGATGAGTTTTGCCAGTTTATCCGTATTTTTCCAAATACGCTCACTATAGTTTTTCCCTGACCATGAATTATTCAGCACTTTGCGAATTTTTTTATCATCAACTTCTGATACAGACGATTTTATACCGATTGTTTTGCCGATATCGAACAGATTTTTATAATAGTTATCCTTGTATGCACCGCTCAGAAACTCTGTCATGCAGTTTTCGCTGTTCATGCCGAGTTTATGGAGATTTTTTAAAGTATCGCTATACAGTTTATCAAGGCGTGAAATTCGTTTGCGCATGGCAAGGGTATTGAGTTCCAGCAATAATTTATTGTCGCCGGTTTGGTCTATGGCATCCAGATATTCTTCTAATGACATTCGCCACTGTTTAAACTCTTTACTTGTTAAAAGTTTATTAGCTTCCGCATAGGTAAGATTGTTATCTTTAGCATATCTGCCGTATAATACTGCTATATCATCGATAATACGGGAAAGAGCCTGCCCGTAATATTCGGCAAGCTCTTTTTCAATAGTACCTTTAGACTTTTTATTCCATTCTTGTTCACGCTCTTCGGCTCGTTTTATCCAATAGCTTTCACTATCCATAATAAAATACTATCCCACTTTATGCTTAAAGGCTACCATACGAATTTGTTTTTTATCATACACTCGTTCCCAATTTGTAGAATTTTCAAGCTCTACAAAAGTAGGGCTTTCTACATTAGTTCTTACTTTATTAGTCCATTTAATTCCACGTGGATGCATGATAAAACATTGACGATTAATAAGATAATCAATACCTGAACCCATTAATTTTTCTCGGTCAGTTTCAGTAGCAACAAAACCTTCTGGACTACCATTACCTAATGCAATAGCACCTTGTCCAAAAAGATAAGTTGTATATACACCTTCATCTACTGGGCAACCATCATCAACAATTACTCTACGGTCTTGATATGTTTCAAACTCTACAGAATTGCTATCTCTTTCTGTAGAAATAAGATTTTGCTGTTTTAAATAAGATTTTGTTTTAGAATGCATAATTACGCCTGTAAGTTGGTCTTGTGCATCTCCTAAAAGTTGAAGGGCTTCAATAAAAGCAGAAGCAGAAATATTAGCAGCTTTTCCACTTGACGTAGATACATCATATACATGTTCTGCTTTCATTTTTTCAGACGAAAAAACACCTTTAAGAATACGAAGTAATACTTTTTGTCGTTGACGTTCCCAGTATTTAGCAACAAGTGTTGCAATAGCTTCCATAGGGTCTTTTCCTGCAAGTTGTGCAGATAAATCTGTAGCAGCCCAAGCTTTAGCAAGACGAATTGTAGTAGATATATCTTGATTAGATGTAATTTTAGCAGGTGTTAATTTAGCTCCTTCAATTACAATTTCAGCATCTCCTGTCAAATCTTCAAAAAATGGCATATGATGAATTGGTGCTGGTTCACTTGCTAAACGGTCAAATTCTACATTATTACTAACAATTCCACTTTGGTAAAGTGCAGATAATTCCATAGAACGATTAATCACATATGGATTAAATAGCTCTGGTACAATAATATCTTGTAAAGTTGTTGCCATTAGTTAATACCTCCAATATTTACTCCAGCAGCTTGAGCCAATGCTCTAGCTTGTTGTGGATTTTCTCTAAATAATTTACCTTGTTCAGTAAGATTAAAATGTTCTTTACTAAATGGATTATTTATAGGATTACCACCTACTTTAGGCTCATAACTTTGTTTATCATTTTTAAATAAAAAAGGCTTAGATTGTTTCAATGGATTAATCTGTTCATCTAAGCCTGTTACTGTACCATCATCAGATACAATTAATTTAGTTTTATCAATTAAACTTGCTACAATATCAACATCTTGTGCTGTATTAGTTAATTTTAATTTTACTGCACTATCAATACGTAAATTTTTTAAATCTTGCTCGTATTTAGTTTTAGAAGATTTATTTTCTTCTTGTAACTGTTGAATAGTACTTTCTAATTTTTCTTTATCTCCAGCTGTTTTCTTCAATGTTTCAAGCTGTTTATCACGTTCTTTAATCTGCGTTTCAAGATTAGATTTAGCTGTAGTAGCTTCATCAAATTTTGCTTTTTCTACATAGTTATCTTTTAAAAAGTTCTTTAAACCTTCTATTGCTTTCTTTTTAGCATCATCTGCAAGATTTAAAGAAGCAATATATTCTTCAATAGTCATTTTATCTTCTCCTTATCAACCTGCTGTATAAGTACCTGTAATAGCAGCTGTACTTTCGTCATCTAAATGTGCAGTACCAGAAATAGTTGTGCCTGTAACATTTAACTCAATGCTTGTGATTTTAGCACCCGTATCTCCTTTAGCACCTGCTGCACCATCTTTACCAGCAGGACCTACCTCTCCTTGGTCGCCTTTTTCGCCCTGCGGACCTTGCTCTCCAACATCTCCTTTTTCACCTTTAAGAGAATTTAAAAAATCTTCTTCTGTTTTATCAGAATTACCTTCTTGTGCTTTCCAAAGTTCATAGGCAGATTGACCATTTTCGCCTTGTGGTCCTGGAGTCATCGTTCTATTATTAGCATCTTCAATTCCTTTTTCCATACTATTCATTAAATCTTTTGTAATAAGTTCTCCCTCTGTCCAGTCATGTTTACTATACATAATATTATTCTTCCTTTCCTATTATACATTGTCCTATTTTTCCAGTTCCAATAACTGCAAGTCTCGTTTCGGCTGTGTAAATACGGTTATTTTTTACACAGTCTTGAATAATCCTAATAATCTCATATTCATTTAAATCAGCTACCGCACTAAACGGGAAATCTTGTTTAAATAAATTAAGATATTCCATAATCCATTTATACATCTTCCTCACCTCCCTCATCTGTGTAAATATCCTGTTCAGCTTGTTCTTTTTTCAATTGCTTTTCTTCATCTTCTGCATTTTCGACAAACGGGTGATTTTTTAGAATTGTTTTATTGGATATTACACCAAGGGATTTACTGCACATATCGACAAGTTCGGCATCATTTCGAATTGATGTTCTAGTCCATGTTTGAATAATCTGTTTAGGTTCAAATCCTTTATATTTACAAATAGCACGAATAAGTTCACCAAACCCAAGCCTAAATTCAGTTTCTAATAAACCAGCCTTTAAATCTAATAAAGAATATAAAAACTTCATAGCTTCACCACTGGTATTATCAAATGATTGCTGTTGTGGGTCCACACCTTGTCCCATACTAAAAATAGCTTTTCTTGTTATTTCTAATAACTCTTTCCTTGCTTCAACTGGTATTTCAATTGTTAATGTAGATACTCCACTTTTGTCAGAAGCGTCATCACTTTCTGTTTTAATAGCTTTATAATATTTTAGGTCATTTAGAAATTCGTTTAAATCTTGTCCTCCATAATTATTAAGTATAAAAATAACTTCTTGGATATCTTCTAAATCATCTACAAATCCACTATATGTTTTATCATAAACATCAATAAGTGATTTTATCTTATTAAAATCATTAGTTAATGTATTATTATTGGGAAATTCAATAAAAGGTATTTGTTCAAAATTATGATTATAAATATTTGTTGGCTGTCCGTTTATACCCGAAGTAGTAAAAATATTATATGGTTCAAATACCTCTCCACGTTGTCTATAAGTAGCACATTTCGTATTATTCCATAGCTCACAAATATCCCATTCTTTCCCTTCATCATCAATAGATTTATATGTTCTAAGTACAGCCTGTAGCTCTTTTTCCAATCTCGTACTATATACTGGATAAATTTGCATAGAAGGAATAACTGCCCAACGAAAACCTTTTACATTATCAATCCAATAATGTAGCCAACCAACACCACTATTACTTGCTTCTACACATAAATCTTTAGCTTTTTTAGCATAAGCATCTCCTAGAACATTTGCTATATGCTCATTCATAATATCATCTTTAACATCAAATAGCGGTGGAGCTGTAAAAAGATAACTTGCTTTTTGATTTACCAATAACTGATGAAAATTAAAAGCTATTTTATTATCTGCACATCGTAAAGGATTAGGTTTTCCTCCCTGCAATTTTTCCTTTGGTTCTCTATGCAATATATCGTTATCTCCTAGATAATATCTTTGTGCTATTAGTGCATTTCTTACAAATACCGAGTGATAAGATAAATATTTATTTATTAAATTTCTAGCTTGCTCTAAATTCAAATTAAATTACCTCACTTAAATATACTCATGCCACCTTTAGATAAATCTTCTGCTATGCCTGTAGTAGAATCTGGTGCGTCATCGTGTTTATTTTTACCTTCACGTTGATATTTAGTCATTGCCTCATAATAGTCTGACCATCTATTTTGCCAACCAACAGGAAAATAGATATGTTCCATAACCCAAGTAGCATTAGATAAAATACGAGCTTGTTTGTTTTTGGATTGGTGAAACCATTTTATTACACATTTATTAGTTCCTAATTTTTCTAATAAAATACGTCGTACACTTCTCGCAAATCCACGTCCACCATTGTTACTTTCAAATTTAGCTTTATTTACTCCATTTATATATAAAGCATGAGCTACAGTATTTTCTGTAACTTCCATTGAGGCTTTAGTATATATAACATCTAATACATATGCTTCATTTTGAAAAGTAGCTCCATAGATAATGCAACATAAATAATCGTCGCCTTCATCTGCTGTATCTATATAAGCCCTAACTTGTTTAAATGTAGGTAAATCACCAGTATAAGTTTTAAAATTACTATATAATCTGCCTTTTAAATCTATTGGTTCTTGCTGATAATTTGCAGACCAAATATCCAACCCCATAGCTTTTTTCTTATCTTCACAAGATTTAGCAGATAATATCTCATCACATAGCATAGAATTATCATCACAAACTGCTTTAAATTTTATATGTTCTACTTCATCACAAGAATAATGTTCTAAGGCTCTACCAGCTAAATCATCACTAGCCCAACGAGTCATTATTATTATTATCTTTCCACCTTCTTCAAGACGAGAAAGCATTGTATTTGTAAACCATTCCCAATGCTTTTCCTTTACACTTTCATTATTGGCTTCTTCTGCATTTTTAATAAGGTCATCAATTATTAAAAGGTCGCAACCAAAACCTGTAGCTGTACCTGTAGGACTTGTAGCAAGGTAATTATTATAACCACCTTCTAAGCTCCATAAATTCATAGCACCATCACCACGTTTTATATATGTAAAAGGAAATACATCATGAAATACTGGTTTATATATATCTGCTTTAGCTTCTTGTATATCATTTCTCACATTTTTAGAGAACATAGTTGATAAAGTTTCATTATAACTTCCAGTCATTATTTTTTTTGTACGGTCTTTACCTAATATCCATTCCACAAATAATCCTGCTGTACGACTTTTACCATGTCTAGGAGGAACATTTAAGATTAATACTTTCTTATCTGATGTAATAAAATTTTGAAGCGTATTACAAATATCAACTAAAAAAGCTCTATCTAATTTATAAAATTCTGGAGCTTTTAATTGGGCATAAAAAAAGAACTCACGTCTTGCAAGTTCTATCTTTGCACCTAATGCTATTAATTTTTTATCCATCATTTTTCGCCAACTTTATTAAATCCTCTGTAGTCAAATTCTCATAAGGATTAATGGTTTTGATATCACCTTTCACTTGTAATTTATCCGTGAAGATGCCTAGATGTTTACCCAAAAGCTCCAAAGCTTTTATTTTATCAGTAACTCTAATCTGTTTAGACGGTTCTGCAAATCCTATATTAGCAAGTTCATTTAAAACTTTATCCTGCGTTATTTCAGTTCGTGCTTCTATTTTTTGCTGCAACTGCCGTATTTTTTCTTGAATGTCAAGTTTTGACAAGTTCTCACTTGCTATTCTGTTTGCTGTTTTTTCAGAATAACCAGCTCGAATTGCTGCCCGAGTAGCATTTAAATCTATAATATATTCTCTGCAAAATCTTTCTTGTTTTGCTGTAAGTTTTGTCAAATCACCTCACCACCTAAATTTTTGTACTAAAAAAGCTACCTACAAATTAATGTAAGTAGCCTATCTATATTATAAATTCAATTTATAACCTAATGATATTGCCATTTCTTCGGTTATATTTTCTGCTTCTAATGCTTTTAATCCTTCATGTTTCTTTGTTGCCCAATAGCCGTATTCTCTAACTTTTGACCAATATCATAACCATTTTGTTTAATAAGTTTTGCAAGTTCTCCTATAAGAATTGACGTTTTTGCAGTTGCTACAGCTTCAGCGAATAATACTTTAGGTTTATTAATTTCAAGTTGTTTTTCAACCTCAACACGTTTTGCTCGTTCTTCTTTTAAATCAGTAGCAAGTTTTATAATTGTATCTGGATTTAATAACACTTCTTCGATTTTAGCTGGTGTTAGATATCCGCCGTGCTTACGAATAGACGGTAACACTTCTGAAGTTATCCAACGTTTAAACTTTTTGGCACTAGATAATTTTGAAGAAAGAACTAATGAATACAAACCAGACTCATTAATAATTGTTGCACCTCTTTGTCCAAAACTCGACGACGTTTTGTCGTTGAGTTGTTTATCTTCATCATCTACATGCATTGCTACAGCTTTATTAGTATCACTATAACCTAAAGCTTCCGCTATATCTCTACCAACAAACCAAACTTCATTATCTTTTGTAATAGTTCTAATTTGTCCGAATTCTACATTATTAAATATTTGTAAATCATTCATAGTTTGCACCTCATATTAAGTTTTACTTTATAGAAGTACCATTCTATGATATAATAGATTTCACAGAAGATTACTTCTATGCAATACACTCGCGTGAGCTTTGGTCGGTTCGATAGCGGGTGTATTTTTATTTGTCTAAAAGTAAATTAATCCCTTGTCTAATTGCTTCACCTTTAGATATTTCATGTTTTTTACAGTATTTAAGTAATTTTTGTTCTGTATCAACATCAAGACGAATACTGAATTTAATAGTTTTAGGATTATTTACTTTGGGTCTGCCAACTTTAGCCTGCCCCACTATCGCCTGACCGACAATAGCGTTTTCATCTAATGTTAGCATTCTATTCACCTCCTAATTTTTGTCCCACATATTTTATTATAAATGTGGGACAAAAAGTCAAGAAGTATTTCTCACCGACCACGAAAATTTAAAGTTGGGTATAAAAAAAGCACCTATTTAGGTGCTTTAAATATGTTTATATGTTATAATATCTCTCGTTGCCCTTCCTATACTGGTAACAGTTAGGAGGTGTCCATGTGTCAAGATTTATCATGTTTTTAGAAGCTGTCATGGCAAGTATAGTTGCCTACTATATTTGCAAAGGGTTAGACATGCTTTTTTCGATTTTATGTGGCAACTAGCCTAGCTTCAGCGTTAGCTATATAACGCAAGAAACCCCATGAAGGTGCGAGCTTCATGGGGTTTTGCTGTCCATATGACAATTTATCATGTTTTGCCTATATTTAGTATAGCATATTACATAGATTTTGCAACATGAAGGTTATTATTCTAATATAAATTATAAAAATACACATTATTATTAAAATATAAGGGTATATACCAATATTTATACAAAATTAACTTATAAAACAATAAAACCGCTGGTATTTTTACCAACGGTTTATCTTTTTCTTTAACAAGTATAACTATATCACAATTAAAGTATGAACTTCTATGAATTTTAGTGAACTTTAGTGAACTAATTTTTTATTTTTTTTGCAACAATGGATAATCCTTGAGAATGTAATGTATGCACCCATCTAAATGAACAATTAATAGAACAAGCAATTTCTTCCCATTTTCTAAGAGAAACATAACGTAAAATAAGTACATTCTTAATATTTTCGCTCATATTTATATTGTTTAAAAAAGATTTTATTTCTATGCGTTTATTTAGCCATTCTAATTTTAATCTTTCCATTTCTTCTTCCTGTTGTTCTAATTTAGATATAAAATCACTGGTATCATGTTTTATATTACTAAAACCTGTACGTTCTTTATATGAGGGAATTAACATAATAGATGTTGCACGTAATTCTTCTAAATCTGCATTACATCTTAAACATACTTGTTTAGCCTTATATACCTGTTGTAAATATTCTTTTGCTTCATCTATTTTAGTCATTATTTCTATACTCCTTTATTTCATATAAACACTAAAAGGATAGCTTTATTTTAGCTATCCTAATTAGTGGATTTATCCTATTAAAAATATTGTAGTTGCTATTAAGCACAATATAATACTTGTAATTTTGATTATAGGAATATTTCTTTTATAAAATTCTTGTTCTGTCTTTAATGGTATTCTTACCAACTTAGGTCCATTATTATTCATATTTTCCTACCTTCATTACTTTTTTATTATCTGTTTCCATATCCCAGAAATCAATTCTTAGAATTTTTATATGCAAACGTTTCATCAGTTCTGCATTAGCTCGTCTAAAAGCCCTACGACAAAAAGCATAAAAGAAGTTTTCTCGGCTTCTTTTTTCAACAGCTCTTTTATATGTTGTATCTGCATATTGTCCATCATTTGTAAGAGGATTTATCCCTTCCTTTCTCATTCACTCACCAGCCTTTATATTTTTTACTACCTTTTTAGAAAATTCTTTTGCAAATCTATGTTTTAATGTACAGTTATTTTTATTACATGGTTTCTTATTAATCCAACACATATACCCTGTGTCGGCTTCATAATATCGTTCATCACATTGCATAGTCGTTCACACTCTTTGTATTTTTTAACACTTATAAACTTTCTAAATCACCGTGTAATTCTTTCATTTCTTGATAATATTCAATTTTGTGTTGTTCAGATATTTTTTCAAATAAATCTTCATCATCAAATATATTCCCAATTATTTTTATTTCATTATAAAAAAATTCAACTGATAATATTGCTCCGGTATTATAACCAAATACAAATTGATTATCTTCAAAAACAGCAACAGCACGAGAAGGTTCGTCCCATTCTGGTTTAACTTCTTCCACAATATCTCCTTCAAAAACCTCATTTCCGTTTACATCTTTAAGCCATATTGCTTGCCCCACTGTTTCTGGATTAACTTCATGTGTTATTATTGCTCCAGGATTTTCTCCATCAAATATATAATGCCTTATTTTTTCATCTTTCGTATTTTTAAATAAGACTTTTCTGACATATCCACCATAACACCATTTATTTGTATTTATATCTTTACCTCTAAATAATATTTCCCTCATCTTAATCTCCTATATTTTTAATTCTTATAAAAGTATTGAATAGCTAAATCTAAACCATTCTTTAAAGCTTCATCATTATTTATTTGTTCCATTGTATATCCCAAATCATTCAAAGTATCTTCTGTATCATAAGTATATGCAAATTCATGACTCCAAAGCTCATAAATAAACATAGATTTTATAAATCCACTTCCGTCCTTATCTTGTTCTATAGCTTCTTGCTTTTCTTTTCTATGTCTTTGTGTCAGATTTTTTAATGCTTCCTTATCTTTCTTTCTTATAAATCCACCATAACCAATAGAACAAATATCTTCTCTATTTAATCCATATTCTTTTAATTTCTTTTCAAACTCTTCTTTACTAGAAGTAAATATATAGAAAATTTTGTCTTTAGCAAATGTATCATATTCGTTTTGATGTTTATTTTTCATTTCTTCATAAGTCATAACTAATACCTCGTTCTTTTATCTTTCTATTAAATTGTTTTCTAAACTCTAGTAGTATCCAATCGAATTCAAGCATTTCTTCTTCAGCAAATCTTTCTAAATTTCTAAGTACATAATCTGCTTCTATACTTACTTTTTCTTCACATTCTTTTAAAAAATCGTCATTACTCATTTACATTACCTAAATAATTTATTTTCTTTTTGTAGTTGTTTAATTATATATGGATCTGTTTCAGTATCAATAGTTGTACTAAGTGGTGTAATTATAACCACGACTCTAGGCTGTAAACTATTTACTTCTGCAATCTTACTACCATCAAAATTTTTTATTATTCTATCGTCAGAAAGTACCCATTTTGTGTATAACGTCTTTTTATGGTTTATTGTTTTATATTCATCAGAGATTATGTCGGCTGTTGCTTGTAATAATCCTAATAAATCTGGATAATGAGCTTTACTTTCTAAGTAATATAGACAGCACATAGATACACCCATACTAAAATGTCTTAATTTTTCTTGCACCTTTAATACCTGCAATGCTTTTCGACAAGAACTCTCATATTTTCGATAAGCTTCGCTAGGTAAAAGGACTGAACGTCCTTTTACCATAACTGGGCTATTCTTTTTTGTTACAGGATTGCCATATAAAACAAATGCAAAAGGTGTTTTATTCATTGCTATCTCCTATTAATTCTTTAATATTTTT